AATGATGCGAGGTACGAGTCATATCATTTTCACCAGTGGGTAAGGCACGCCATGCCCGCAACCATTTTTGTATTGCGCCGTTGTCTGAGTACATTGTCAGATCGAATGCGTAGATATTCCCATTCTCGAAATCACCCACTACGATCTCATTGTTGAAATTCATCTGACAGTTTGAACGATGACGAGTAAATACCCCGTTCTCGAATCCTGCACGCTCGTGCCATGCGTTTGTAGCTACATCATATACCCATGTCGCGTTAGCAGAAGGGAACGTCAACACATAGAAGCTGTGACCGTCTTGTTGATAACTGTAAGCAATAGCGTCAGAGATATCACCATAGCTCTGGATCTGCCACTCCATCGCATGAGTCGACACACGGTTAGCGATGTACCCGTTTGCCCGGTAAACGATACCGTTACCGCGAGCGTCAGCACCAAGCCAGAAAATACCGTTATCCAGTTTTGCCACCGAATAGGCAGCGGTAAGCCCTGTCTCATTAAACGCGCCCTGAATCGGCTGAATTGGGAAGTCACTTGATCCAGAGTCATATCGGACCTCGATCGAGTTGGTACCGAACAACCATACCTCTTTGTGATCAATTAATAGCGCGACTAAGTTATCAGGAGAGCTTTCCGCGCTAGCGAAATCCAACGGGTCAATGGCTGTTCCATCCAATAAAGAAGTTATCCAGAATTTCTGACTGTTAGGTTGATTAAAGATGAAATACCCATCCAAATAACCAACAGTAACAGCACCAGGAAAATCAGGATCAGTGATCTGAGAGAACGCAGAAGTAGATGCGTTATAGATAAAGCTAGGTCCATTGCACGCGACAAAAAGTTGAGTTCCATTGTCAGCCATACTTACCGGACCAGTGCCGGTCACATTACCTAATTTATTGCTCACCCATGAGCTATTTACTCGGTACAGCTCTGTTCCGCTGACGACATACGAATAACCACCGAATGTCCATAATCCTCTGATTGGCCCCATACCCACTGCCGCAAGCAGTCTTAACCCAGGTGCTCGCAATAAATACCCAGGCGTCAAACCACCTTCCTGAAGAACCTCCGGAAACAGATTTACACATCTATCATCGGCGGCATTCACTGACCGAGCGGTGTAGCTGCTGCCCAGAATAGGGGTTTTCATTAGAGATTCCCACTGTAAATATTGTATCGCTGACGATTGGCCACCAAACTTGACGGCATCGACATTACATCACCTGGGTCATTTATACGCTTAAGATTCCGCTTACTGGTCATGGCGATACGCTGAACAGTGGGTGGGGGCTCGATGCCAAACTCGGGGGCGATCTCACACGCCAAATTGTACTTGAACGCCCGCAGATACCCCGGAGGAAATGACAGTACCGTCGCAAGTGTAGCGGGCTGAGTAAGTTCGGTCACAGAGACTAAATGGAATTCCAGATCACGAGTGGGTTTAGGATATAGTGTCATGGAGATATTAGGGAAATCCATGTTTATCCACATCACTTGAGGGTAAGTCGAAGTGACCGTTTTTACAGCGATCCCGTCATACTGCTGCTGATTAATGAATTTGATACCATAGGAAACATTAGTACCAGGATCACGAAAATAAGTAGAATCGTCCAAGGTGATTGGACGATTGCCGACAAAGTTACCAGTCGGGCCAAGGGTTCGGGTGAGGGTGCTTGCAGGCCAAGTAAATACTTGATCCTGGGTGCTGAAGATCATCAAACGCTCTGTGTTCCAGGAATCGATCATCTGGTTCAAAGCGCTCAATGCGTCTTGTGAAGTTTGAGGGGAGGGAAGCTCCCCCTCGGCAAGTATCCCAAGCAACCGCAAAGCGGCATTGATTTGGTCGCCCGCTGTTGACATAAGGATACCTCCTTTTTATTTCTTTTTACCGGTCTTGCTCAACGCGTTACCGATAGGAATCACATCACTTTGCTGTTCTTCCTCAGGCTGAGAAACTGCGGGTTCATATCGAACCCAACCGTGTTTCTCATCGTAAGCGGCTTCTTGTTCACAGAGAGCCACCTTCGTTCCGTGAATGAAGTGTTGAAGATAGATCATAAGAACCTCAATAAACGCGCCCCTTTCGAGGCGCATCACATTACGACAAGCTGTACAAAGTCCAAGTACCTGCACCCGTTTTACGAGCGCGATACATGTGGGTCGTACCAGCAGTTGCAGCAACAGTCATCAGGCCAGTCAATGTCCAACCAGTGTTGGTCGTCATAGTGATCACGCCTGATCCGCTACCGTCAATATTGATGACAGAGAAATCAAAGCAACTGTTGACTTTAGCATTGGGCAGAGCAGTATCCAGATCAGTCGCTAAAGGTAACGTATAGGCCGCCGCAGAAGATCCAGGGCTAGCCGCAATGATGCCATTCAGCAATTGAGTGGTAGTTAAAGTCGCAGTAACCGTAGCCGTAGCTGCTGCTACCTGATTGAATAACATAACCTCATTGACATTACCGTCGCCGTTTTGACGACCGCCACCAACAGAAGAAAGTGCCATATTTATATCCTCACGAAAAGATTAGCCCTGGTTTCCCAGGGCGTCAGAATTAACCCCAGAGACGACAAGCCAGAGGTGCGCGAATCGTTCCGTAACCATACAGAACATCGACACGACAAGGCATGCGGTCATTGTTGATATCGTACTGGCGAACCACCCGAAGGCTGATGCCGTTATGCACTTGGCGGGAAGCCATATCAACACCCTGAGGCATAATCAAATCAGCCGTTGCGAACGCAATGGCATCTTTGTGATACACCAAGTTTTGAGGGTATTGAGTAGAAGCTGCACCCATTACCGTGATATAGGCATTCACCAAGGGCAATGTGTCAACAGTTGCCAGCGCATGAGTAGCTGAGTACAAGGCGGGGGAAATGCTAACAGAAGACCAAGTACCACTAGAAGCAGTAGCATCTGCGGTAACAGTGAACTGTTGCAAGCTGCCCGTACTTTCACGGGTCTGAGGATTAACCGCATACACGCTGCCGATAGTGAACACGTCACCTTTCTTCAGAGTAGCGGAACCGGAATCTCCTTTGATGGAGATTGTGCTGGTACCCTCTGTCGTGATGCTCGCATTCATCTGCAACGTATTCGCAGTCGCAGTACGAGAACCAGTGGTGTGCTGTTTGATCGACTGAGACATGTTGATTTCTTCATAACCCAGCACGTTCTCACCCATCATACCGCTTTTGAATTGACGAGAGATCACATCCACTGGAGAAAACAGACCTTTCATTCCTTCGACCAGACCGGCGTTTGCTGCGGGGTTAACCGTAGCGTAACGTGGACTCATCATGGCGGCTGACTCGTTCAGTTTTTGATGGGCTTGCAGCAGAACCAAGGAGGTCGCAGGAGTGGTTCCTGGAGTACCAACAGAGGCGAAAATGTCTTTGTAAACGTTACATACGTCTGCATCAACAGTCGAAGCCAACTGACTAATACGTGGTTTCAGAACACGTTCAGCGAAGTCATCCAACTGCATGGTTAACTCAGCAGTAGTGAAGTTGATACCGATGTGTTTCTGAGACGAAACGGTTAACGTGGTGTACTGTTCGTTATCGTCCTGCACTTGCAGAGCGGCACCGTCAGTAACCAAGGCGCGGTCAGGTAAGCGGATGCGCAACGTAGAACCGATCTTGGCACCTTGTTGAGCGAAAGAATCATCATATTGACGATTCACATTACGAGTGACCACCAGATTGTTCTCCAGAATTTCCAGAGATTTACGGGTGATCATGTCAATAGTTAATAGTGAATTACCCATACATTATTCATCCAAAATTAGCGTCTGTATTTAGCCTCCAATGCCTTTTTTTGCCGTTGCCGGTCTGCCTCAATCCATTCCGAAGTGGACATGGTCTTGATGGATCTCGGGTCAGTGGTATCAACTGCCGGGGCACTTGATGTTCTCGCACTGACAGGCGCAATAGGCGCTGGGGCGCTTGTCGTTTTCTTTGTGGGAGGATTATTGGCCAAGCTGACCTCAATCTTCCCGATTTCTTTGGCTTGAAGAACAGGAGGTAATTTTGCGATTCTAGCCGCCTCTTTAGGGTTCGACCCCAAATGGTACGCTATATCTGGACCAATATCTGACCCTTGAATCGCTTGAGCCATCACGTCAGTGATCGGAAGTTTCGGGTTGTAAGCGACTTGTTCAAAGTCGTCATATTTTCCCCGAGCTTCTTCTTCCTTGTCGTGGTATGCCTCTAATACAGCATCCTGTTCTCTTGCTTGCTCACGATGAGCAATCAGTTCCTCGGCTTTACGTGTGGCTAACGCCTCAACGTATTCTTCGTTCGAACTGAAGTCTGCTTGTGAGATCGGAACATTCGAAGGGGTAGCCTGAACCTGTCTTCGAGATTGCTCTCTTTCCCACTTACGCTGTTCACGAGCGAGCCTTTTCCCAATTGCTGCGTCCAGTTCCTCTTGAGTGAACGTTTTCGCCTCTTTAGGGGTTTGTTCCGGCGTTACCTCATCAGAAACAAGTGGAGCCGTTGTTACTTGTTCTGGCGCGATTTCCGCTACCACGGGTGCATCATTTTGGATTTCGGATGACATGAGTGAATCCTTAGATTCCCTGGTTGACCGAACCAGTACGGTGTTTTACCTATTGTAGAACACTTGTTCCGTATTTACAATTTATCTCATTTAGAGAAGTACCCAATCACCTAAGCGGGTTGTATTAATTCGTTATGTCGTGACGGCTGGGTGTGGTTAATGTGGCATAATTTCTGAGTAAATTGCATTCGCTATAATCTCACTACCAGATACTCCTGGATGCATTTGATCTGGAACCAGGCCGCCCGCTGTAGAGGATGGACTGGTTTTTATAACCACTTCACTTAAATCAACGAAATAGCAGTTGCTATTGTTAGCAGCTATCTCGCTAAGTGCGTTATTATAGTTTTTCGACGGTTCAATCGTTGTTAATGTTTGCTGCCAACAACCGATTAAAACTATAGACGGCGTAGTTGTGATCTGCGCATTTATTTTTGATATTAGAGTTAGCATGCTTGTTTTAAAGCTCGCAGCCGTAGCGAACGTGCTATCATTTGCTCCGAGTGCGATTACAACAAGTGACGGCTGTATTACGTTAAACGCCCGGAACCAAACTTCAGGAGAACTTGTTATATAGGCAGATGCAGAGTATCCGGAATGCCCAGAATCCCAACATCTAATCCCCTTAGATTCGTCCCCGCCATGGCAGAAAAACCCATCAATAATAGCCCCTCCCCCGCTTGCGCCTTCCACTCTCAGCACGTCACCGGCAGTGCATGTGACTGATGTATACTGGAAATCAGAATCTGCCCCAGCGGTATTTACAGCTGTTTTTGTCCCGCCGTTTACCGACCAATTAAACGGGCCTGTCGATGCATACCTGCGCCAGAATATTTTTATTGATGTCGTGTTTGCAGGCGCGGTTATTTCTACATAACTAGATGATAATCCCCCCAA